GGTGTTCGCCATGCCAACGGGTGGCAGACCCAGCCAGTGGATCAAGCTGGCGGGAAATGATGTCCCAACTGAACAGTGAACGGTCTATGAGGACTTCTTTCAATTACGACCTTCTTTCAAAGGGGGTGCCTCTATATACAAATAAATACAGGGGTCGCTATACGCACCCAAAAATCCTCGCGCGCGCGAAACGCCTGCCCTGGAGGTGGTCAGAGAGAGACATAGGTATATATATTGAAAGAAGAAGTATTGAAATAAGTACCCCACCAGACCCGGACTCCACGTTTGAAAGATGAAGTATTGAAATAAGCCCCGTCATCTGTTGAAGACTTTTTGTAAGCCCTGATAACCGCATCCGATTGAAAAAATCGGAAATGACAGACATGAGGGAGCCGCACCCGCCCTGACACGGCTTTGGTGCCAGTGCTCCTCCAGGTCGCACAAGAAAACTTGTACGAACCCTTGGAGGAAATCCCTGATGAATAACAAACCAACCCCACGCCTCGTCATCCTGGCTCTTGACCTGGGCACGACCACCGGCTGGGCGCTGCGCTCGGCAAACGGTCCTGTGGCGCATGGCTTCGTGAGCTTCAAGTCCCAGCGCTTTGAAGGCGGTGGCATGCGCTATCTGCGCTTTGGACGTTGGCTCGATGACATGCTCGCCTTGAGTGGCTCAGAGAGTGACGCACCAACCGATTCAGCGGCCATTGGAGCCGTTTACTTTGAAGAGGTGCGTTGTCACCTTGGCGTAGATGCGGCGCACGTTTACGGCGGCTTGCTGGCCACGCTGACCGCATGGTGTGAGCGTCACCAGATACCGTACCAAGGTGTGCCTGTGGGCACCATCAAACGCCATGCCACTGGCAAGGGCAACGCGGGCAAGGCCGAGGTGATTGCGGCCATGAAAGCGCTGGGCCACCCGGTCACCGACGACAACGAGGCGGATGCTCTTGCGCTCTTGCACTGGGCGCTGGCGCAGGGTACGGATCCCGCCTTGAGCAAGGAGGTGCGCCATGGCTAAAAAGCAAGTTGCACAGCCATTGACCCATGGCACTTTGGTAAGTCTGCCCGGCGGTCGGGTTGGTGAGTGGATCAGTGAGGCGGAGGAAGGCACCAGCTTTCGCACCGAGCATTTTCGGACTGTCGACTCGCTCGGTCTTTTGATGCGCAACGGCGCGATCACGGCACAGATGCACGATGCGGGTCAGGACTTCTCTCGCACATTTGTCTTTGCTCAGCTAAGTTCAGCGGGCTCTCCACCGCTTGATCGCATTCCTGGCGGTCATTGGCAGGACACGATGACTGAGCGCTGTGCTTGGGCCAGAAAGCGGTTAGGTGAGGCGCTCGATGCGGTGGGCGGTATCAGCAGCCCCGGTGGTTGCGCTGTCTGGCACGTGGCCGGTTTGGGACAAAGCGTGAAGGAGTGGTCTGCCCAAGAAGGGTGGAACGGACGATCACTCAATCAATATGAAGCCAAGGGTATTTTGGTTGGCGCTTTGGGGGTGTTGGCGGTGCATTACGGGTACTCGCGATAAATCATCAAATAACCTATTGACGCGGTATATATCGAAGAGGTAGCATTCTGCTAATCACTCAAATTACGCCCACACGGTTTACGCCTTGTGGGCGTTTTGTTTGGGTCTTCACCTCTCACATCTATCGCGCTTGCAAGTACCCGCTACCGGTCGACTTACACGCTGCGCTCCAACCCGAAAGCTTGCCAATGACACCCGAGATCCGAATGGTCCCGGTGGATTCGCTCATCCCGTATGCGCGAAACGCCCGCACCCACAGCGAAGACCAGGTGGCACAAATTGCCGCATCCATCTCCGAGTTTGGTTTTACCAATCCCATCCTGACAGACGGCGAAAAAGGCGTGATCGCAGGGCATGGCCGCTTGGCTGCTGCGCGCAAACTTGCACTGACACAAGTGCCCGTGATTGAGCTGGGCCACCTCACTGCAATTCAAAAGAAAGCCTACATCCTGGCCGACAACCGCATCGCTGCAAACGCTGGCTGGGACGAAGAGTTGCTCAAGCTTGAGATTGCCGAACTCGATGAGGCTGACTTCAATCTGGAGTTGATGGGCTTTGGTGACGAAGAACTCGAGCGTTTGCTCAATGGCGACGGCGACACCACGGGCCTGACCGAGGACGATGCAGTCCCCGAATTGCCAGCCGAACCTGTTTCCAAAACAGGTGATGTGTGGGTCTTGGGTCAGCACCGTTTGCTGTGTGGTGACTCCACAGTGCTCTCAGATGTCGAGCGCCTCATGAACGGTCAACTCGCCGACATGGCGTTCACTGATCCACCCTACAACGTGGACTACGGCAACAACGCCAAAGACAAGATGCGCGGCAAGGACCGCCGCATCATGAACGATGCGCTCGGTGACGGGTTCTACAAGTTCCTTTATGACGCCTGTGTCAACTTGTTGGTAGTCACCAAAGGTGCCTGCTACGTGTGCATGAGCTCATCCGAGTTGCACACACTGCAAAAAGCCTGGCTTGATGCGGGTGGCAAGTGGTCGACATTTGTGATCTGGGCCAAGAACACTTTCACACTCGGTCGCGCCGACTACCAGCGCCAGTACGAGCCCATCCTTTACGGATGGAAGGACGGGGCTAAACACTTCTGGTGCGGCGACCGCGACCAGTCAGACATTTGGAATTACAACAAGCCTCGCGTGAACGACCTGCACCCGACGATGAAACCGGTGGAGTTGGTAGAGCGTGCCATTAAGAACTCATCGAAGACGCGTGACATCGTGATCGACTTGTTTGGCGGCTCTGGCACCACGCTTATTGCCTGCGAAAAAACCAATCGACAGGCACGACTCATGGAGATGGATCCCAAGTATGTGGACGTGATCGTCAAGCGCTGGGAGGACTTCACAGGACAGAAAGCCACCCGTGAATCGGATGGCTCTGTGTTTTCAGATCTTGCGCCGCAAGGTCAGTCTGTTTTTGATGTTGTGGGGAGCGAGCTGGAGGGTGAGACCCTGTAGACCCGCTCACCACCGCTCTCCTTGACGGAGTCGATGGTCAGGCCCAGTTTCTTTTTCAAAGTCCCGGCCATGCATCCGCGCACCGTGTGCGCTTGCCAGCCTGTGGCCTCCACCATTTGCGGAAGGGTTGCACCTTCTGGGCGCTTCATCAGATCGATGAGCACCGACTGCTTGCTACCTTCGCGTTTGGATTTGACCGGTGGCTCAATGCCAATGGCCTTCAACCCTGCGGTGGTGAGGGCAAAGCGGGTTGAACCCGCAGCGCCTTTGCTGTGCGGGCGGATCAGGCCTTCATTGCCAAGGCTGGTCAGCACCTTGATCAACGCACCACCTTTGAGGTTGGGCGGGAAGTCGGTCAACACATGCTGAGGATGGCTGCCTGCAGCGTTGAGAAGCAAGGTTTGGCTGGGTGTGAGTTTCATGTTGATCTCCGACATCAGTTTGGTTGAGTTGTTTGTTTGGATTGCTGGCCAGCCGTGAATGCGGCTTGCAGGGCTTCTTTGAGGCCCCAGACGCTGACTTCATGAAAGTCCAGTCGGTCGCTGTTGCGTGTTGCCAGCGTGTCGATGTGCAGATGTTCTGCGGCGATTTGGTTGAGCAGACGCTCCAATGTTTTGGCGTCCATCACTTGGCTCCCCCCACCTTGTGAATCTGGCGAGCGCGGTCAAAGCCGACCCACTCGCCTTGTGTGTTAAGGCCGCGTGAGGCCAGCTCCTCGCGGGCCAGCAGGTTGAGGTCAAGTTCGCCGCGTGCGGCGGCTGCCAGCACCTTGGTTAGTGCGATCTGGATGAACCCGACCTCATCGACGGTGAACTGTGTGGTGTAGGTCATTTGCAAAGCTCCTTGGGTTGTTGATGACGTTCCTATGAACGCTCTGATTCCCAGTGAAGCCAAGCTTTATCTGCATCATTTGCGATTGGTTTTTTGAAAGAGTTGGCAATAAGCCAATAACAAGCCGCCATGCCCCGCAGTGCTCCAACACCCTGCCGACATCCCGCCTGTGCGTTGGTGCTGGACAAACCGGGCTACTGCGATCAACACCGTACCCAAGTGCACCGGGACTACGGGCGAGCCAGGCGTGGCTTTGATGCCGAGGTGGGCTTTTACCAGTCAGTGCGCTGGCGTGAGGTGCGTGCCGCATTCCTGCGAGAACACCCGTTGTGTGTGGCTTGCAAGGCGACTGGACTGGTGGTGGCTGCCAAGGTTGCTGACCACATCAGGCCGCTCAAGGACGACGGTGAGCGCTTTGATTGGGTGAACCTGCAAGGCCTTTGCGTCTCATGTCACAACCGAAAGACGGCGCGAGAGACCGCACGGCGCAGCTGACGCCCCCTAGGGGGTCTGAATCTCTACAGACGGCGGCCAAAGATGCGTGCGCCTGCCGAGATTTTTGCGCGTGCAAATTGAAACCAAGGGGGGGTCCCCCAGAACGGAAGATTAATGGCCGGAAGAAAGCCGCTCCCCACGGAGATCAAAAAGCTCAGGGGAACCCTGCAAAAGTGCAGGACCAACCCGCATGAGCCACAGCCTCAAGGGGATCTGGTTGCACCGCCCGAGTACATGTCAGATGGTGCCAAGCAGGCCTGGCGTTATGCCATTGAGAGCGCGCCTGAACATTTGCTGCGCAAACTCGATATGTCGGTGCTGGAAGTCTGGTCCTGCGCTGCGGATTTGTACCGCAAGGCTCAGATCGGCATTACCAAAACTGGCCTATTGATCAAAGCGCCGAACACCGGAGTGCCAATGCAGTCGCCGTACCTGGCCATTGCGAACAAGCAGGCCCAGATCATGACCAAGGCAGCGGTGGAGATGGGATTTACGCCTGCTTCACGTTCGCGGATCACACAACCCACAGAGACCGAGATTGATCTCGATCCTTGGGCGGATATTGCAGGCTGAGACTGAACTTTGGCGACCGAGAATTACGTTGATGTTGCCCGCAAGTATGCGCAGGCAGTCGTTGCCGGTGACATCCTGACTTGCAAATGGGTCCAGCGGGCATGCCAACGACAGTTGAACGATCTGGCAAAGTTCAAAGGCAAAGCAAGTCCTTACCAGTTCAACCCGAAGCTCACCGACAAGGACGGACGGGAGTTCCGACCCGCCGATAACCTGTGCGCGTTCATTGAGCGGCTGCCCCATGTCAAAGGGCCGCTGGCAGGCGAGACGATCAAGTTGGAACCTTGGCAAGTGTTCATTCTGACCACTGTCTTTGGCTGGGTCAAGCCCGACGGCAACCGCCGCTTTCGGCGCTCGTACATTGAAGTGCCACGCGGCAACGCCAAGTCGACCTTGTCTTCTGCGCTTGCGCTGTACATGCTGGCCGCTGACGGCGAAGGCGGGGCTGAGGTCTATTCCCTGGCCACCACCCGTGACCAGGCTCGAATCGTATTTGGTGATGCGCAGACCATGGCGCGCAGGTCTCAAGGTTTTCGCACCCGGTTTTCTGTCAACGTCGGCGCGCACAACATGAACGTGCTGCAGACCGGCTCCAAGTTTGAAGCACTCTCGGCTGAAGGGTCGACGCTAGATGGCTTGAACATTCACTTCGGCTGCATTGATGAACTGCATGCCCACAAAACCCGCACCGTCTACGACGTGGTGGAGACAGGAACCGGCAAGCGTGACAACTCACTTCTTTGGGTGATCACCACCGCAGGCAGCAACCGCTCTGGCATTTGCTACGAGGTGCGAACCTTTGTGACCAGGCTTCTCGACGGCGTGTTCGAAGACGACAGTCAGTTCGGCATCGTCTACGGTCTTGATGACGGGGACGACTGGACCAGCGAAGATTCGCTGATGAAGGCCAACCCCAACTGGGGTATCTCTGTGCGCCCAGAAATTCTGGGACCACTGCAGGCCAAGGCTATGCAGTTGCCCAGCGCGATGAACAACTTCAAGACCAAACACTTGAACGAGTGGGTCAACGCCGACACAGCATGGATGGACATGCGTTCCTGGGACGCCTGCGCTGACCTGGACCTGGACATCGAGTCCTTTGTGGGTCAGCCCTGCTGGGTGGGGCTGGACCTAGCCAGCAAGACAGACATTGCCGCCTTGGTGATCGTATTTGCCCATCCTGAGGTTGCCGACGCGTTTGCGGTCTTTGGTAAGTACTACCTGCCAGAAGACACGGTCAATGCCAACGGCAACAGTCAGTACTCGGGGTGGATGCACACCGGACGATTGATCGTGACGCCAGGCAATGTGATTGATTTCAGTTGGATCGAAGCTGATCTGAATGATCTGTCCTCTCGCTTTGCGGTGCAGGCAGTCGCTTTTGATCCGTTTCAGGCAACGCAACTCTCGACTCGAATGATGAGTGAGGGGCTGCCCATGATTGAAGTGCGTCCCACGGTGCTGAATTTCTCAGAGCCGATGAAGACGCTCGAGGCCTTGGTGCTTCAAAAGAAATTGGTTCACGACGGGGACCCGGTGCTGGGCTGGATGGTCAGCAATGTGGTGGCTCACTTGGACGCTAAAGACAACATTTACCCACGCAAGGAGCGAGCAGAAAACAAGATCGACGGCATCGTTGCACTGATCATGGCGCTGTCGCGCGCGATCAAACCGGGGGACTCGGTGGTGCTGGGATCCGACTACGAATTGGTGTTGCTCTGAACTGATGGGATTATTAAGCTTCATTGATCGGTTCCGTGGCCCAAGCGCCTCCGGTGGAGATCGCTCGCCATGGGGAGACTTCTTTTTTGAGCCTGTCTCCGCTCGTACTGGGAGCGGCATGCACGTCTCACCCGACAGCGCGCTTCGCCTTGCAACGGTCTATGCCTGCGTACGCGTCTTGTCGGAGTCCATGGCTTCGCTTCCGCTGGTCATCTACCAACGCCGTGCCGACGGTGGCAAAGACAAGGTCACCGACCACTGGTTGTTCCGTTTACTTGCCAAACGGCCTAACCGTTTTCAAAACCCGTTTGAATGGCGTGAGATGCTGCAAGGCCATCTCGCACTGCGCGGCAACGCCTACAACCAGATCATCACCAACGCCAAAGGCGAGGTGGTTGAGTTGATGCCTCTTCATCCAGACCGCATCCGGTTGGAGTTGCTGCCCTCTGGCGAATACCGTTACCGGTTTACAGACCGGTTTGGCAATGAGTCAATCTTGCCGCGCGGAGAGGTTTGGCATTTGCGCGGCCTGTCCTCCGATGGCTTGCTGGGCATGAGTCCGATCGAGCTTGCCCGAGAAAACCTCGGAATGGCACTAGCCGCCCAGGACTACGGCGCGCGATTCTTTGCCAACGATGCGAAGCCTACCGGCGGTTGGATTGAATTTCCGGGATCCTTCAAGGACTCGGAAGCCAAGAAGGTGTTTCGTGAGTCCTACCAGCAGGCACAGTCCGGTGCCAACCGGGGCAAGGTCCTTGTGCTTGAAAACGGGATGAAGTTTCACGAAGTGGGTGTTACGAACAAGGATGCCCAGTTCCTGGAACTGCGCAAGTTTCAGATTACTGATGTTGCCAGGCTGTTTCGAGTGCCACCTCACATGATCGGCGATTTGGACCGGGCGACGTTTTCCAACATTGAGCAACAAAGCCTTGAGTTCGTCATGCATACCATGACGCCCTGGGCTGAGCGCTGGGAAGCAAGCATCGAGTCCGAGTTGCTTCTCGAAGGTGACGACATCGAGGTCGAATTTGATTTCGCCAACCTGATGCGCGGCGATGCCGCCAGCCGTGCGTCGTTCTACCAAAGCGGTATTCAGAACGGCTGGCTCACACGCAATGAAGCACGCATTGCAGAGAACCTCAACCCGCTTGATGGCTTGGACGAACCACTTCGCCCGCTCAATATGGTCGAGGAAAGCACAGCAGAGGATGTGGCGCTTGATACCGAACAAGCGGAGGACCCGGAGCAAGAAGCAACTGAGCCCTCCGATGAAGCCGCTGCCCGCTTGCGTGCCCTGATCGATTCAAGTGCCGAACGCTGGGCCAGGCGCATCGCTCGGGCCGGTCGGGTCGACGAGAAAGATCTGGCACTGATTGCGCAATCCCTGGCTGTGCCAGTGGACCGGGTGAGTGTCTGGGCGCAGGCCTGCGTATCCATGGATGAACCGCATCTGTGCCAATCACTTAAATCACTGGGGATGACACCATGAACCATCAATTACTGGTTGCCGAATATTTGGCAACTCCCTGGGCATTGATGCCCGAACGGCTGAACGCAGTCACTGCTGTCATCGCACGCTGGTCGGGGGATGCCCGCGCAAGCGAAGAGGTGATGCGCAATATTGCAGCCGACAGAAACGCAAGAGATGCACGTCGCCAATCCAGCGTGTCCAACTCTGGTGGCGGCATTGCGGTGCTTCCGCTTTACGGCATCGTGACGCAGCGCGGCAACATGGTGGACGATGTATCCGGTCCTGGTACTGCCAGCACTCAGCAGTTTTCAAACATGTTGCGCGCTGCTATCCAAGATGAGACGGTCTCTCAAATCCTGATCGACATCGACAGCCCCGGCGGCAGTGTTTACGGTGTCGCGGAACTGGCCGATGAAATTGTCAGCGCCCGCGCCAAAAAGCCTGTCGTGGCCATCGCCAACAGCCTTGCCGCTTCGGCAGCCTACTGGATTGGTTGCTCAGCATCTGAGTTTTATGTCACACCCGGCGGCGAAGTGGGGTCCATCGGGGTGTGGCAAGCGCACCAGGACTACAGCAAGGCCATGGACGAGGCCGGTGTCAAAACTACGCTCATCTCTGCGGGAAAGTTCAAGGTTGAGGGCAATCCATATGCACCTTTGGACGAAGAAGCCCAGGGCTTTATGCAGTCCCGCGTTGATGACTATTACGCCGCGTTCACCAAAGCTGTGGCCAAGGGCAGAGGTGTACCCATCTCTCAGGTGCGAGATGGCATGGGTCAGGGCCGAGTTCTAGGAGCCGACGCGGCACTTGCTAGCAGCATGGTCGACGGCATAGCCACCTTTGACGATGTCGTCAAAAAGATGCGCCGCGATGCGCGAACGCAAATCAAACCCAATGCATCACGGCTCAACCAGGCGAGGAATTCGCTGGCCTTGATGTGACTTTTTTTCGGGCAGCACTCCGTAGAGGGCTGCCAGCAAAGTGAAGCGGCCCGTTGGCCGCACCCCAAGCAACCACCTCGTCAATTGAGACCCGGTGGTTTTTTTACGTCCATTGATTTTGGAGAACCCCAAATGAGTAAGCAATTGCGCGAGCTGCAGGCTCGCAAATCTACCCTGGTCAAAGAAGCGCGCGCGCTCACTGACCGCGCCGCATCCGATAACCGCGATCTGAATGATGAAGAGGCTACGGCCTTCGATGCGCTCAAGACCCGTATTGAGGCTGCCAGTAACGCCATCGACCGTGAGGCAAGCCTGATCGCGGAAGAAGCGCAAATGGCACAAGCCCCTTCAAGCGCTGGCGCTTTTATCACTGTCACTGACAACCGCGAGGCCGATCCTTTGCACGGCTTTCGCACTGCGGGCGAGTTCATGCAGGCGGTGTACCAGGCAGAAAAGCCCGGCAAATCGCTCGATGAACGTTTGCTCATTGGTGGTGGCCGTGGTGCAGCAGCGCCCGGCAGCTTTGCCAACGAGGCTTCGGGCCAAGACGGCGGCTTTTTGGTGCCGCCTCAGTTCTCTCAGCAAATCTTCAAACTCTCTTTGGGCGAGGACTCTTTGCTGCCCATGACCGATAACGTCGAGATTAGCGGCAACAGCATGGCATTCCCCAAGGACGAAACTACGCCTTGGGGCACCAACGGTATCCGCGCCTATTGGCAGGGTGAAGCGGCCTCGGCTGTGGCATCCAAGCCGGTGCTGGGCCTGGCCACGTTGCGCCTGAAAAAGCTGATGGCGCTGGTACCCACCACTGACGAACTGCTGGACGACGCGAATGCGCTGACCACCTACCTGCCTGAGAAGGTCGCTTTGTCCATTCGTTGGAAAACCAACGAGTCCATCCTCTTTGGTGCTGGCAACGGTGTGCCTGTGGGAGCGCTCAGCTCTGGTGCGACGGTCACCGTGACCAAGGAGTCAGGTCAAGCAACGCAAACGCTGGTGCCTCAGAACCTGGCCAAGATGATTGCGCGCTTGCCCTCGGGCAGCTTTGCCAATGCCGTCTGGATCGTGAACAACGATGTGCTGCCCGCACTCTTCACGCTGACTCTGGGCAACTATCCGATCTACATCCCCACGGGTCTGCCCGTCGGGGGCTTGCAGGTCTCGCCCTACGGCACCTTGCTGGGTCGCCCTGTGTTTGTGTCTCAACACGCCAACACTTTCTCGGCCCAAGGCGACATCTTGCTGGTGGACCTCAAGTACTACCAGACCATCACCAAGGCGGGTGGCATGCAGACCGCCACATCGATGCACCTGTACTTCGATGCGGACTTGACAGCGTTTCGCACGACCTTCCGCATGGACGGCCAGTCCAAGCTCAACAGCCCCATCACGCCTGCCAAAGGCAGCGCAACGATGTCGCCCTTTATCCAACTGGGCGCGCGCTAAGCCGACCCCAACCTTAGGAGAAAACTATGTTTCCCAACGCAAAAGGCAGCGAACTGCTGTCCGTTCTCGCCACCATCGATCCTGCCGCGCAAGCGGCGGGAACAGTCACCACGGGCTGGATTTCTGTGGCCAACCACCACGGGTTTCTCTCCCTGGTGCAGACCGGAGTACTGGGCACCAGCGCCACTGTGGATGCAAAGTTGCAGCAGGCGGTTGATTCAACCGGCACCAGCGCCAAGGACATCACGGGTAAGGCGATCACCCAGATCGTCAAAGCCACTGGTGACAACAAGCAGGCCTTGATCAACGTCAAGCCCGAGGAGCTCGATACGGTGAACGGCTTTGGCTTTGTTCGCCTGTCAGTCACGGTGGGCGTGGCAGCAAGCCAGACCTCGGCCCAGGTGCTCGGCCTCAATCCACGCTTTGCGCCTGCGGATGCTTCCAACCAAGCGGCTGTGGTGCAGGTCATCTAAATGCCCATCCAACTCGTCACGCCACCCACAGAGGAGCCGGTGTCGCTTCTGGAGGCAAAGCTGCATCTGCGGGTGGACTTTGACGAGGACGACATGCTGATCGCCTCACTCATCACTGCGGCCCGGCAGGCAGCCGAGACCTTGACTGGCAGGCAGTTAACCACTGCCCGCTGGAGGCAAGTGCTCGACTGCTTCCCCGGACCGTCGCTGATGGGTGTGCCAGCGGGGCAGGCTTTCACCTTGCCAGGCCATGCAATTCTGTTGGCCAAAGCACCGGTGCAGTCGGTTGTGTCGATCAATTACCTGGACATGGGCTCTGTGAATCAGACGATGCCTGCTTTGACCTACACGGTCGATGCCGCCTGTGAACCCGCGCGAATCACGCCGGTGTTCGGGCAGATATGGCCGATTTGCTTGCCTCAGATCGGAGCGGTGTCGGTTACTTTTGACGCCGGGTACGGTACTGCTGCGCAAGTTCCAGAAGGTATCAAGAGTTGGATCAAGCTGCGCGTGGGCAGCTTGTATGCGCATCGCGAAGAGGTGGCTGCGCTCTCTCGAGGACGCATCGAATCATTACCCTTCATTGACGGCCTGCTCGATCCGTACAAGGTTGTGATGGCATGAATCCGGTTCGTTCAGGTCAGTTGAATCGACGCATTACCTTGCAGCGGCAAAGCACGGTGCAAGACAGCTACGGCGGACCAGTTCGCACATGGACTGACCTTGGTTCGTTCTGGGCTGAGATTCAACCCTTGACTGGCCGCGAACTGGAAAGCGCGCAACGTATGGCAAGCGAGGTCTCACATCAAATCGTTGTGCGCTACCAAGCCATCTTTGCTGATACGCGTCAGGTTGCTGGCTACCGGGCGATGTACCGATCGCGGATTTTCAACATCCACGCAGCTCTCAACGATGAAGAGCGAAACGTGCTGGTCACGCTGCTGGCCTCTGAGGGTCTAGACGATGGCTAAGTACGAAAGCGTTCAGATAGAAGGCCTTGATGCACTGGCCAAGGCATTGAAAGAGTTGCCTGACCGTGTTGCCAAGAACGGACTGCGCGCAGCGGTCTATGCCGGGGCCAAAGTCCTTCGGGATGAAGCCAAGTTGCAGGCACCCGTTGCCACGGGCGATCTGGGACCCAACCAGCCTCCGCCAGGTACTTTGAAGCGTTCGGTGATTTTGAAACAGATCCCTGAGTTATCGAACAAGAACAAGCAGACCTTCTTTGTGACCGTTCGGCATGGCAAGAAGTACCGCAAGCAAGGCAAGAAGGGAAACCTTTCGCAAGACGCTTGGTACTGGCGCTTTGTGGAGTTTGGGACCGTAAAGATGTCCGCGCGCCCGTTTCTGCGGCCTGCTTTTGACATGAAGAAAAACGATGCGCTAACGGCCATCAAGACACGGCTTGCTGAGCGCATTGAGCAAGCCGCACGCGAACTCAAAAAATGATTCAGCAAGAACTTTTTTCGGCCCTCTCAGGTGTGGCCGGGGGAAGGGTGTTTCCGAACGTTGCGCCCAACAACGTGTCAAAGCCCTACGTGGTCTATGCCCGCGTATCCAGCGCACCAGAAAACACCCTGGCAAACGGCGCACCCATTGAAAACACCCGCCTGCAGGTGGACTGCTTTGACACCACCTACGCCGCTGCCGTTGCTTTGGCCGAGACGGTCAAAGCCGCCCTCAAAAGCAGTTCCATCACCCACCTCTTGCTTCTCGAGCAAGACCAATTCGAGCCCGAGGCATTGCTGCACCGGGTGATTTTGGATTTTTCGATCTGGCACTAACTTTTAGGAGAACCCCATGCCAAGCACCGCCATCTCAGCCCAAGGCTCCACCGTCAGTATTGGCACGACCACCGGGTCGGCGCTCACCATCACCGCCGTCTCACTCACGAACCCTTGCCGGGTCACGCTCTCAGCGGTCACCGCATTGAACAAGGGCGATGTGATCACCATCTCAGGCGTCGTTGGCACCACGCAGCTCAACGGCAACAGCTTCGTTGTGCAGTACATCGAACCTACGACCAAGATCGTGACCCTTGCTGGACTGGACGCGACTGGTTATACGACCTACACCAGCGGCGGCACGGCCACCCCTGTGCAGTGGACCAAGATTTCCAACGTCAAGAGCTACAGCGGCTTTGACGGCTCAGCCTCCGAGATTGAGCGTACCAACTTTGACTCGACGGCGAAGGAATTCATTCTTGGCCTCTTTGATCCCGGTGCGTTTGCCATTGAGGTCGACCAGGACAACAGCGATGCAGGCCAGTTGGCCCTGATGACCGCGCTGGTGACCGGTGTGGCCAAGAGCTTCAAGTTGCTACTGCCCAACGGTAACACAGCAACTTTCACGGCCTACGTGAAGAAATTCAACAGCCAGGGTGCTGTAGATCAGGCAATCCGACGTTCGGCTGAACTGCGTATATCCGGCTCCATCACCTGGGCCTAATTTTTCGAAGGACTCTTATGACTCTACTTTCTAAAACCGCCATCCTTTGCGCCAACGACCTTCAAACAGAGGACGTCGAAGTCCCCGAATGGGGTGGGGCCGTGCGCGTTCGCAGTTTCACGGGTCGCGAGCGTGATGCCTTTGAGGCCAGCATGGTCCGTGGCGAGGGCAAGGACCGCAAGGTTGATCTGACCAATATGCGCGCGCGTCTGGTGGGCCTCACAGTAATTGATGAGGGTGGCCAGCGCTTGTTTACCGACGAAGAGGTGGATCTGCTCGGTGCCAAATCTGGCGCTGCATTGGACCGGGTGTTTGCCATTGCGCAAAAGCTCAATGGCTTGTCGGGCGCAGATGTGGATGAACTCACAAAAAACTCCAGCGGCGTCCCGAGCGCCGTTTCTACTTCCGACTGTGCCTTGCCCTTGGATTCCAACACCCTGACCATCTCCTCGGGAGTCTAAGTTCGCAGCAGGTTGCGGAGTGGATGGCGTTTGCCTCTCTGGAAGGCCTGCCAGACATGCGCGCTGACTTTGGCTTTGGCCAGGTCTGCGCCACGCTGGCCAACGTCCATCGCCGCGAAGGTCAGGACCCGTACCAGGCCGATGACTTCATGCCGGGACTGCGAACTGCAGAGCCTGCCGCGACCAAAGGTGCCGATGCTCCGCCCGATGCGGAGGCACACAGCCGTTTGATCTCAGCCCTTTTGGGTAAAAAGGAATAAATCCCCCATGGCAACCCTCGCCAGTCTCGTGGTCAGCCTCGAGGCCAATGTCGCTCGCTTTGAATCCGACCTGAACAAGGCCGAGTTCATGGCAAAAAAAGCCATGGACACCATCGGCAATGTGTCGGAAACCGCCATGAAGGCGGTCAAGGGCGCAGTGATGGCTATGGCGGCGGCATACACCTTTGACGCTTTTGCTGATGGCATTAAGGGGGCGATTGCCTCAGCGGGTGAACTCGACCAGATGGCAAAGAAGACCGGAGCAACGGTGGAGGCTCTCTCAGGCTTGAAGTCGGCGGCCAAACTCTCGGGCACTAGCCTGGAGGAAGTCGGCGGCGGGCTTCAAAAGCTCTCCAAAGCCATGTTCGAAGCGGCGGGCGGCAGCCAAAAACAGTCCGACTTGTTCAAATCGCTCGGCGTTGAGGTCACCGACTCATCGGGGAAGTTGCGCGACTCCGGCGAAGTCATGCTGGATCTGGCCAAGAAGCTCGATTCCATGGATAGCAGTACACAGGCTGTGGCAACAGCCCAGATGCTGCTGGGCAAGCGAGGCGCTGAACTGCTGCCATTCATGCAGGACTTGGCTGAAATTGGCGAACTAAACGCCAAGGTCACATCGGAGATGGCCGCAGAAGCAGACCTGTACGAGAAGAACCTCGTGCGCCTGGAGGGCAGGAAAAAGTCGCTTTACAACACCATTGCCTCGGCCTTACTGCCGGTGATGCGTGACTTCACCGATGCTTTGCTGGCATCAGGCAGCATGACCGAGCGCCTCAACGACACGGCCAAGCAACTCAAGCAAGACAATGTGATCGAGACCTGGGCACGGGAAGGCTTGCGTGCGGTTGCCGCCTTCATCGACATCTTTGACGCTTGCGTTCGGATTGTTCGCATTGCCGGTAACGCCATCGCAGCCACCGGCGCGGACATTGTGTCGGTGCTTGCCTTCATGGATGGCATTGGTGCAGAGATGATCAGTGAAAAGTCACTAGATCCGGTCAAACGTCGCTTCGCTACGCTCACCTCGGACCTCAAAAGCCACGCCGAGTCCTTCAACGATGACATGGTCAAGATTTGGACCGCACCGTTGTTCTTGACCAAACTCGACGAGCAGTTTGCACAGCGTGATGCAGGTATGAAAAAGCCCGTCGAGTCACCCAAGCGCTCCTTTGCCATTCCAGACCAGCGGCCTGACAAAACCAGCCCGTTTGATTCGTACCTGGACTCGCTCAATGTCGAGGCCATCAAAGACAAACTGGGCAAGTACGAGGCCATGATCGAAAAAGGTCGCCTGCTTGCAGTCAAGGAAGGCCGCCTAGGCGATATGGCCAAGGTAACGGCCACCGTTTCAAGCATCCAGTCGATTGATGAGAGCAAACGCATTGATGCATTCGCCCACAGCCTGGATGTGGCCAACCAGCAATACGAGTTTCAAAACACGTTGATTGGCCTGAATGCGCGCGATCAAGCCTTAGCCACCGAAGGACGCAAGAACTTCCTGGCTGTTGAACAGCAAATCTGGGATGCAGAAAAGAACGGCTCCAAGTTGTCTGCAGAGGCGCAGCAGAGATTGCGCACCGAGGCGACCAAGTCCACGGCCACTTTGGTGCAGGCGGTGAATGATCGATTCGATGCCCAGCAGAAGTTCGATGAGACCAAGCGCATCAATGCATTCACGCACAGCCTCGAGCAGGCCAACGAACAATACATCTTCCAGACCGACCTGATTGGCATGAACGCCCAGGCGCAGGAGATCGCTAACGTCAAACGTAAGAACTTCCTCGCGGTCGAGCAGCAGATCTGGGATGCCGAGCAAAGCGGCACCAAACTGACGGCAGATACGCAGCAACGATTGCGCGATGAGGCCGTCAAATCAACCGCAGTCATGATCAAAGCGATAGAAGCCAGATGGGACGCTGAGCGCTCTTGGGAGACGGGCGTCAACAAAGCCCTCAACAACTACATCGACACGGTCACCAACGCAGCAGCCCAGTCCGAGCGGCTATTCACGAATGCGTTCAAGGGAATGGAGGACGCGCTGGTGAGCTTTGTGCAGACCGGCAAGCTCGACTTCAAGAGCCTGGCCAACTCCATCATTGCGGATCTGATTCGCATCCAGATTCAAAACAGCATCATGAAACCGCTGGCACAAGCGACCAGCGGAATGTCGCTCTCAGGCATGTTCAGCAGTGCCGGTAACTTTTTGTCGGGTCTGTTCAAGGCCGATGGCGGTCCGGTCGCAGGTGGTCAGCCCTACATCGTGGGCGAGCAAGGCCCAGAGTGGTTTGTGCCCAATGGCGCAGGAACGATCGTTCCCAACGGGAAGACGCCTGTCACAACAGCTTCGCCAGACGGCGGTGACAGCAGTTCAGCCCAAGCGCCAATCAATATCAACTTTTCCGTGCGGGCAATGGACGCACGTAGTTTCCAGTCCGCCATGGTGCAAAACAAGGCAGTGGTGGTGGGTATCGTGAATCAGGCGCTCAACATGCGCGGACGCTATGGGATCACGGGATAAGTCATGAGCGGCACATTTCCTTTAACCCCCGCGCCCAGCGCCATCAAGATTCAGTCCTACCAGCCCACACGTGTTTCGATTTCGCACAACCTGCGCCGCAGTGTGCGCACCAATGGCGCTCAGCGCTGGGTGATCACTGCGGACTGGGTAGGTTTGACCCGAGCGCAATTCGCGCCAATCCAAGCCTTTGTTGTTGCCCAACGCGGCCAGTGGGACACCTTCACCGCCGTACTGCCTGCGCACAAGCTGCCGCAAGGGGTAGCCACTGGAACACCGCAGATCAACGGGGCTAATCAGCAAGGCAGAAGTCTGTCCACGCGCGGCTGGACCGCAGGTCTTTCTGGCGCGCTGAAAGCAGGTGACTTCATTGGAATTGCTGGCCAGACCAAGGTCTACATGGTCACCGCTGATGTGAACGCAGATGCCTTTGGCCTTGCTACCGTGGCAATTGAGCCTGCCTTGTTGGCAGTGCCCGCCGACGGTGCAGTGATCACCGTGCGCAACGTGCCGTTTACGTTGGCTTTGGGCACAGATGCGATGGAATCAGCCGTGGCTCCGGGGTCAATTTACAACTTCAGCTTGCAGTTGGTGGAGGCCTTTTAATGGATCGCGGCGCAAGTTCAGAGTTCATTACCGAGATCCTTAAATCCAGCAATCAGCCCGTCTATTTGGTTGAGGCATGGTTCGATGACGGCACCATCCGCATGACGGACGCCTGGATCAACGTGCTGTGGAGTACTAACACCTATACGGCCAACGGCCACTTTCTGGGGTTCTCCGGTCTATCAGAGACCAGTGACATGAGCATTCCCAATGTCACGGTACAAGTCTCGGCAGTGGATCAGACCTGGATCTCAATTGCGCTGTCTAAACCCTACATCGACCGGCGAATTGCCATCTACAAGGGATTTCTGGACTACCGCCTGGCCATCATCAGCAACCCCTTGCTGGTGTTCGATGGTCGGATTGACAGCATGGAAATCTCCGACGACCCGAACAACGGCACCTGCACGATCGCAGTGACTGCCAGCTCGCAGTGGGTGGATTTCCAACGCACGCCGGGCAGGCACACCAATGACCCGGAAGAGCAGATCTGGTTTCCGGGCGACCGTGGGTTTCAGTTCGTCACCAACATCAATCGGGAAATCAAGTGGGGATCACTGTGAAGAGCGGACGATCTTTCTACACCTATGCGCGTATCCCGATTGGCACGGCAACCCAAGAACTCCAAGCCCTGGCCGAGCGTGAGTACGAGGAAGTCGGCCAGAAGGATCTCGAACGCCTGAACATCGACTGGGCTCGCTACGTTGAACTCGACGCTGCCGGGAAACTCGCCACCTTCATCGCCAAGCGCGATGGTGTGATCGTAGGCTACGCAGCATTCATCGTGCAGACCCATATCCATTACCAGGACGCACTGGTCGCTGCCAACAGCGCTGTGTATGCCGTACCCGAGGTACGTGCCGGGCGTATCGTTCTGAAACTGCTGCGCTTTGCCGAGATGGGCCTTAAAGCCCAGGGCGTGCAAAAGATTTATTACCACGTCAAACAGACCAAAGACTTCGGTCGCCTGCTCGGACACCTGGGCTACCAGGACGTTGAGCGCCTGTACGCTAAGGTAGTTCGGGACAGGGAAGTCGGGTAATGGCAGGGATCGTCATTGGAGCCATCGTTGGGTCGGTGGTGTCGGAGGCTGTGGGTGCGGTGGTGGCTGATGCCGTACTTGGCATGGTCATTGAGTCGGGCATCACGGCTGCAGCGGCTGACGTTCTTGGCGCATCGCTTGCCACAGCCAGCTTTATCGGCGGTGCGACCGGTTTGGTCGCCGGGGGTGTTGCCAATCTTGCGGTGCAGTCACTGATCGGTTCGAACTCGCCCTCGAGCGCTCAGTCAGCGCTGTCTTCGGCCCAGGCGCAGGGCATCCTGATTAACTCCCAGAGCAATGTCGACCCCATCCCTGTGATCTACGGTCGCCGACGGGTGGGTGGCACACGGGTGTTTATTGAGGTCTCCGGAAGCAGCAACGAATACCTGCATCTGGTGCTGGTGCTGTCAGAAGGCCCCGTGACCGCGATCGATAACGTGTACTTGGACGATGTGCTTTCAAGTGACGCCAAATTCAATGGCCTGGTCACTGTTACCAAGCACCTGGGTACGCCGGGTGAAGCAGCCGATGCAGCGCTGACCGCTGATGTACCCAAATGGACCAGTGCCTGCAAACTTTCCAACTGCGCCTACTTGTACGTCAAGCTCAAGTACGACCGCAACGCTTTCTCTGGCCTGCCCACGATCACTGCCGATGTGCGCGGCAGAACCTTGTTCGACCCACGAAACGGTCAGACCCGCTATTCCAACAACCCAGCACTCGTCCTTCGGGACTACCTGAGTAACACGATTTACGGGCGAGGCATAGCCAGCAGCGCGATCGATGACACGAGCATTGCAGCAGCTGCGAACGCCTGCGATGTGCGGATTACGGCCCCCAGTTTTTCTGACATTTTCACGGTCAGCACCACGACCGAAGCGCTGACTTTCTCCCAACCGATTCCGATCGACACCGGTGACGGTGTCAAAGTGAGCAGCACCGCCACCTTGCCCAGTCCGTTGGTCGCAGGGACAACTTATTACGCTATCAAGGTAACTGACACCAGCTACCAACTGGCCACCACACTGGCCAATGCCTTTGCCGGTGTGGCCATCGATCTGACTTCCGCAGGTTCGGGCCAACACACGCTGACCCAGGTGAACTATGCGGCTTACGCCTGCGACGGAACGATCGACACAAACCAGACCGCGTATGACAACGTGCGCGCGTTGCTCACCGCGTGCCGGGGCATGTTGGTGTTTAGCGGAGGCAAGTACCGTTTGGTGCTTGATGTGGCCACCACAGCCTCAAGCTTCGGGTTCACTGAGAGCAACATCACCGGCTCTTGGGTCATCAGCCAGGCCGGTAAACGCGCCAAGTACAACCGGGTCACCGCAGGGTTCTATAACCCGGCCAAGAAGTGGCAGCCCGATTTGGCAATGGTGGAGTCCACAGCTTTGCGTGCTACTGACAACGGTCTGATTCTGGAAGCCAAGATTGATTTGCCTTTCACAGCCAACAGCTACCGGGCGCAAAACATCGGTCAGTTGACCCTTAACCAGAGCCGCTACGGTTTGATCGTGAAGTTCTCCGCTTTTCAGGAGGGCTTGCGCTGCGAGGTTGGGGACGTGGTGCCAATTACGCATTCAACGCCGGGTTGGTCGGCCAAATTGTTTCGGATCATGCAAATCGAGATCAAGGACAACGATGAGGTCTATGTCGTAGCCCGTGAATACAGCGCCAGTGTTTACACGCAAGCGGTCCTGTCGCCTGCCGCCGTCATAGCCCAGTCCAATTTGCCAGACCCGTTCAGCGTGCCTGCGGTGTCGGGTCTCACTCTGGCCTCCGGTACATCTGAATTACTTCGACTGGCTGATGGCTCTGTCATTTCCCGCATCCGGGTCGGATGGACCGCACCCACAGAGGTCTACGCCCAAAAGGGTCAGGTAGAGATTCAATCCAAAGCGACCACCGATCTTGGATGGTCGCCGGTGGACATCGTGGCTGCCGAATTGGGCGTGGCCTGGGTCTCGCCAGTTCAAGATGGAGCCAGCTACAACGTTCGCATTCGGGCGATCAATTCGATCGGCGTGCGCGGGGCCTGGAGCCAGGGGACGGTTCAAGTGGTGGGTAAAACTGCACCACCTTCCGATGTCCCTTGGCTGCGCCTAGACGGCGAGCGCCTGACTTGGGGACCAGTCACAGACATCGATCTTGCTGGTTACCGCGTGCGTTGGCAGCCGGGGGGCAGTCGTTCCTGGTCGGATGCGCTGGAACTACACACCGGTCTGCTGTCAGTCTCACCCTGGGATCTGGTCACCATTCCTTACGGGGCCGGTCAGATTCTGATCAAAGCGGTCGACACCACAGGTAATGAAAGCCTGAACGTCACGGCCATTGCCTGCAACTTAGGTGATGCGCCGGTGGAGAACGTGTTTGCAAGCTACACGCTCAATACGACGCCGGTGGTAGCCCCCGACTCATCGCGCATGTGGAGTAACGACACGGCGCAGTTGTGGACTAACACCGCTGCAGTTTTTTTGGTGCCACAGTACCAAGCCATTTCTTGGACGGGCAGCGTCACATTCACCGAGAGTGGCAGTCTCACGATCGCAGCCACCATCAGTGGCTACGCCTGGAAGATCACTTGGAAGAAGACGACGGACGTGGCCTACGTGCCGTTTCCTGGACGCGCATGGGCTGATGCCGGAACAACGTATCAGTTTCGCATCGACATCGATCAGAGCAATTTACAAGGCCTGATTGGCTCGGTGGTTGCGCAGATCGATGTGCCCGATAAAACGATTCGCCTCCCGGATGTGGTCATTGCCTCGGGAGGTACTCGATTGGCGATTGGCACCGGCTGGCGAAACGTGGTGATCGTGAGCCTCACATTGCATTCAGACGGTGGTTCTGCCACCACGGCCCGCGTGGTCGACAAATCAACCTCTGGCCCGCTGATCCAGTGTTTCAACGCCAGTGGCGCTGCAACCGCTGGGACTGTGGACGCCTACGTTCAAGGATATTGAAATGACTGCACAAATAACGCCCCCGTTCAAGCGGGGCGATACCTTCGCTTTGTCTGGTGTTTACCGCATCAACGGTGTGGCGAGCCAGCTGAGTGCCCAAACCATTCGTTCCCAACTGCGCACGAGTGTCGGTGCTTTGGTCGCCAACCTCTCTGCGGCAATTGATCCTGACCAGACCTTGAATCCGGGGCGCTTCTATCTTTCGCTCGTCGATCCTGCCCAGTCCGCATCGTTCCCGGCACCAGCTAATCTTTACTGCGATGTCGAAGTGCATGACGGAGGGATGGTGCGATCGACAGAAACATTCATCGTGCCCGTAGTGCCCGATGTGAGTCAGTAATTGGAGCCTGACCTATGACCACCTCGATCACATCCACCACCGAAGTCAGCTTGAGCTTAGAGCCGCAATGGGACAGCACTTCAGTCGAAGTCACGCTCACAGTTCCTGGGCCACAAGGTCCAAAGGGCGATCAGGGTGCGGTCGGTCCGCCTGGCCCATTACCTGATGTCACTGTCTTGGCCCTGGACGCGGGCTATTTCTAAATTTCAACGGAGAACCTCATGCCCAACCTTATACAAATCAAACGGTCAGCCACCACCGCCACACCGCCCACACTTGCAGTGGGTGAACTGGCCTGGTCCGAAGTCAGTAAGACGCTGTTCATCGGAGAGTCCGGAAGCGTTGTCACAGCGGCTGCAGGCTCGGGGGTCTTTGCTAAGAAGTCTGACAGCTTCGCAATCAGTGGAGACGCCACAGGAACTGGAACTTTGTCAGGTGGCTTGGTGCTGGCTTTAGCTGCAAGTGGTGTCACAGCAGGCAGTTATTCCAACGTCACTGTAGATGCCAAAGGGCGCGTGACTGGTGGCAGCAATCCCGGATACCTCACTGCAAACCAGAACATCACCGTTTCTGGTGATGCCACGGGCACAGGAACGACAGCGATTGCGCTGACCTTGGCCAGCAGTGGTGTAACGGCTGGAACTTACAACAACGGCACCACCGCCATCACACCGTTGACGGTAGATGCCAAGGGCCGAATCACGGGCACAGGTGCAGCGGTCACTTTGACACCGGCCTGGTCGAGCGTGACGAGCAAACCCACCACCTTGTCTGGCTACGGCATCACTGATGCACTGGCGCTTACTGGTGGAACGCTTACCGGCGCATTGACGCTGGCTGCTGACCCCACTAACGCCTTGCATGCAGCAACAAAGCAGTATGTGGACAACGCCATCACTGGCCTTGATTTCAAAGCCTCGGTTCGCGCCACCACGACGGCAAACATTACCTTGTCTGGTATTCAGACCATTGATGGTGTGCTGTTGGTTGCTGGAGATCGGGTGCTGGTCAAGGACCAAACCGCAGGTGCGCAAAACGGCCTGTATGTTGTGGCGGCAGGCGCATGGGCTCGATCAGCGGATGCTGACAACACACCCGGCGGCGAATTAACGTCGGGCCTTTATGTCTTTGTTGAAGAAGGTACCAGCTACGCCGATTCCGGCTGGGTTCTGGCAACCAATGGAACTATCACTCTAGGCACCACAGCGCTGACATTCCAGCAATTCAACGGGCTTGGTCAACTTACAGCGGGTACAGGTCTAACCAAGACCGGCAACACGCTCTCGATCACTGCGACAGGTGTCACTGCGGGCACTTATTCCAGCATGACGGTGGATACCACCGGTCGGGTAACGGCCGGGTCCAACCCCGGCTACATAACCGCTAACCAGAACATCACGGTTTCGGGCGACGTCACGGGATCGGGCACGACATCCATGGCACTCACTTTGGCAGCGAGTGGCGTGACCGCTGGCACCTACAACAGCAGCGCCACTGCGGTTTCCCCCATCACGGTTGATGCCAAGGGTCGTGTGACTGCCATCGGTACGGCTGTAACTATCACGCCTGCTTGGACCAGCGTCAGCGGCAAACCCACGACTCTTTCGGGCTTTGGTATCACGGACGCTTTGTCCACGAGCGCCACGATTGACGGAGGGTCGTTCTAACCATGGCCAACACCATCCTGCACAAGCGCAGCAGCACGGCAGCCGCCGTACCCACCGCTGCGCAAGTCACGCTGGGTGAGTTGGTACTCAACGTGGCGGACGGAAAGATTTATCTCAAACGCGCAGACGGCGTGATCGTCACCTTTGTGCCTGGCTATGTGCCGGGTCAGGGGGACTCCGCGCCTATGTGGAAATAACCGGAGGCATTTATGACAGCGATTCCATCCAAAGCCAGCTTCACTGGTTCAACAGTTACCCAAGGGCAGTTCAAGACTGCCCTTGATTCTTTGAACGACTACCTCACTGGGCTGCTGGGCTCGGACGGTACAGCCGCAACAGCTCGCACAGCGCTGGGTGTGATCAACGCCACAGCACCGACCTATGCGCAGGTGATTGCCGCTCTCGGTTTCACGCCACCGCAACCCGGTGGCACTGGAGCTTCGGGTACTTGGCCGATCAGCGTGAGTGGAAACGCTGCAACTGCAAGTCAGCTTAATTCAACTGCTGGCGCGGGCACTTACAACTGGTCTGGCCAGGCGGGGCAGCCAACTTGGCTTTGGGGAGGCAACGATGGAACTAACTTCTATGTCTACAACCCCTCGAACTTCTCGGTGAACTATGCGGGCAGTGCAGGCAGCGTGCCCTGGACAGGTGTGAGTGGACGACCAACTGCAGTAGCGGCATTTCAGTACAGCGGAAACGTTGGTGACGGTATCGGTGGCGCGTTGGCTGTCAACGCATTGGTTCAAGTCGCCACCGATAACACGGTGCGCATTTATCGAAACACGAACTGCAATTGCAACTGCGATTGCTGCTGCTAAGGACACCGCTCATGAAAATCATTGCAGTGCGCAACGCACAAATCCATCCCCAATTCCAACCCACCGTTCACCTCGGCTTCGACCCCGCCACCAGTGACCTGAGCGTGTCCTTGTACCTGCCTGAGCTTGCGACAGATGATGCGACTAGTGGCGATACAGGCTTGTCGTTGATCGAGTCCGTGGTTGTCAACATCGCCGATCTGCGCAAGCGCTACGACTGGTGCGATCACCAGACTTACTTTGTGGCTGTTCATGCCGGGGCGTTTCTTCCTGTCTTTGCGCTGTATCCAGAAACACTCCCCAATCGCGAAACAGCTGTCGATTACGCCCAACGCCTCAAGAGAAATCTTCTGGTGGGCATCAACGTGCCATTTGCAACGGCCAGTGATGATGAGCTATTTATCACGGTGAACCTCAACGCGCAGGCGACAGACGCCAACATTCAGGTCGATGAGCACTGCGCGCTCGTTTGGAGCGAAGCGGCCAGCAGCGGAGCTGTTCGCACCATGGCGTTTCCGTTTATTCATGTGCAAGCGCCTGCCAGTGTTCCAGTGGGCAGCAGTGCCTCCATCGCATTGCGCATTGAGGATGTGGCAGGGCAACTGCTTGACAGAGAGGCTGTTGTCTACCTTGAAGCCGTGAGCGGGCTGGTGCCGTTCGCACGAGTTCGTGCAACCCATGGATTGGCTACCGTTCCCGTGTCCGCAGCAGGCATGTCTGCTGGTGATGAAATCCGGGTGAAGTTTGGCTGGAAGTATTTCCCAGGTGCAGAAGACGCGCGGATTGCGGTGGTGGCCGCATGATGCAACTGCTTTTCCCAACTCCGGTCTTTCGCACCCAACTTGGATTGACGGATGAGGAGCGCCAGGTCCTTAAGGACAAGACGCTCGCCGTTTATGGCGAACTCAACTCCAAGAGAAAACCTTGGAGCCGCTCGACCCGCGAGTCACTCGAATCCATGGATCCTGTATTTGCAGACCTGTTCGCTCGAATCAGAGCCGTGACGAGCGAAGCTTTTGGCATTGATGTCGCAACCATCACCGGCAGAGAGTTGGTCCAGTTCAAAGGCGACTTCGTACCGCCCCATGTGGAGTCGGCGCACCTGTCTGCCGTTTACTGGATTGATGGGGATGCTCATCCTGATCACGCTCGAGGTGAGTACGATGGTTCACTTGTTTTGCAAAGCCCAATCGGACCTTTTGGAAGCAAGGCGCTGCCCGGTGAGGGCCGCGTGGTCATGGTTGATCCTCATCCTGATTTGCTGCTGGTGTTTCCGAGCCACTTGCTGCACTTCGGGCACGTCTACTTGGGCGAGCGTCCCAGCGTAGAAATTCATCTTGAGATGGAGGTTCTCTGATGGCGAAGTTCCAGATCAAGCTAATTGCGCCGGATAACACGGAACGCGAGTTGCATTACGACAACCAGACCAGCAGCCTGACTTGGGGAGATTTGTCCCCCGTACTGGAAGTCAATCCCAAAACGTTTCAGGACGCCACGGTCGTGAGCACCACCCAGCCAGGCCGAAAAGGCCTGATCAAGACCCTCAAAATCAGCCTCGGCTTGTCCTGCAACTACGAGTGCAACTACTGCAGCCAGCGCTTTGTGCCCCACGCTGAAAGTACGAACCCTGAGGATGTGGAGGACTTCCTGCAGCAGTTGATCGCCAGCCTGAGCCAGGCTCCCGGGCGTATTGAATTTTGGGGCGGTGAACCACTGGTCTATATCAAGACCTTGAAGCCCTTGGCTGAGCGCCTGCGCGTGCTCTACCCGGATGCTGAGTTCCTGATCATCACCAACGGATCGTTGCTTAGTATTGAGACCAATGAGTGGCTGGACAGAATGGGCTTCGTCGTCGGGCTCTCCCATGATGGTCCTGGCTACCATGCACGCGGCGCAGACCCGTTGGACGACCCAGAGAAGCGTGCCGCCATCATGGATCTTTATGCGCGGCTCCATCCGCAGGGCCGCATCAGCATCAACGCGATGATCAGCAGACAAAACACGAGCAGAGCAGCGGTCCAGATTTGGCTGCAAGAACGCTTTGGATCTGATGTTCAGATTGGTGAAGGTGCATTCATCGACCCCTACGATGAAGGTGGGTTAGCGGCGATCTTCAAGACCACCGCAGAGCATGCCCAATTTCGAAGGCAAGGGTTCGGCGAACTTCGAACCGGCCTTGCCAGTCGTTTTGACATCACTCACCAGAAGATTCAAGACTTCATTGATTCCATTCGTTACCAGCGACCGGCCTCTGCGCTGGGACAAAAATGTGGCATGGACCGAAGCCATAACCTGGCTGTCGATCTCAAAGGCAATGTTGTCACTTGTCAGAACGTGAGCGCCGCAGCTACGGCTCCTAATGGTCAAAGTCACTTGATCGGTCAACTTTCAGACCTGTCCGCCGTGCGCATGAAAAGCGCCACGCACTGGAGCCAGCGTCATGGCTGCTCATCTTGCCCAGTCCTGCAAATGTGCAAAGGCTCGTGCATGTTTTTGGAAGGGTCGCTTTGGGATGCTGGGTGCGACGCCGCCTATTCGGACAACCTGGTGTTCTTTGCGGCGGCCATTGAGTATCTGACGGGTTGCATGCCGGTCTTTATCGATGGCGATTTACCGCCAGAGCGCAAGGACATCTTTGGCCTGGCCAAAAGCACCGTGGAGTCGCCTCCTGCTAGGCGCGTGATTCCTATCCTTGCAGCGCAGTAAACAGCCTAGGCCACCTAACAAACCGTTTCATCAATCGCCCGCCTGGTTTACTCCAGTGCGGGCTTTTTCTTTTTGGAGATGCCCATGACAGAAGAATCCACCAACACCCAGAGCGCTGACATCCTGAACCTGCGCCCGGAGGACCTTGATGAGTTGCTTACACGCGCAGCCGAACGAGGGGCTGAGCGCGCGTTGGCCTGCCTTGGCCTCGAAAACGGCCACGCTGCCCGTGATATCCGTGACCTGCGGGGGCTCATCGATGCCTGGCGTGAGGCGCGTCGAACGGTCTGGCAGACCACGGTCAAGGTTCTGACCACCGGTGTGCTCGCTGCACTTTTGGTCGGCATCGCCATCAAGTTGCGGCTGATGGGAGGTCCCCAATGATCGAAACACTGTTGGGTGGTTTGCTGGGCGGCGCTTTTCGCCTGGCTCCCGAGGTCCTGAAATGGTTTGATCGCCAAGGGGAGCGCGGCCATGAGTTGGCCATGCAAGACAAGGCGCTCGAGTTCGAGAAACTGCGTGGTGCCCAGCGCATGTCCGAGATCGGCCTAGCTGCCGACGGCGCATGGAACACCGGCGCTATCGAAACCCTTCGCGATGCCGTTCGAACCCAGGGTGAAAAAACTGGTGTGGCCTGGGCTGATGCACTATCCAGCACAGTTCGCCCAGTAATCACCTACTGGTTCATGGCGCTGTATTGCTCGGCGAAGACGGCAGCATTCGCAGCGGCTTTGTCTGCCGGTGCTGACTGGGGTACGGCAGTTCTGCACGCCTGGACTGAAGCCGACCAGGCGCTGTGGGCCGGGGTCCTGAACTTCTGGTTCTTGGGTCGCGTGTTTGACAAGGTTCGGGCGTGATCGAAGTGCCTCAAGCAGCTATCAACCTGGCCAAGCGGTTCGAGGGATTCTGCCGGGCGCCCAAGTCAGACCCGGATCGCGCTTATCCGTATGTCTGTCCGGCAGGGTTTTGGACCATCGGGTACGGCCATCTTTGCGATGCCAAGCACCCGCCGATCAACATGGAAGAGGGCGAGGCGTATCTCACTGCTGACATGGCCGATGCATTAAGAGCCACACTGCGCTACTGCCCGGTGCTGGCAACTGAGCCGGAGGGGCGGCTTGCGGCGATTGTTGACTTCACCTTCAACCTTGGAGCAGGTCGGTTGCAGACCTCAACGCTTCGGCGGAGGGTCAATCAGCGTGATTGGCCAGGTGCGGCGAAGGAGTTGCGTAGGTGGGTTTACGGTGGCGGCAGAGTGCTGCCTGGGTTGGCGATCAGGCGGGAGGCAGAGACTTTGCTGCTTTTTTGAGCAACCAGTTGTTCTCTTTTCTGCCGATCAATCCTCCTGATAGCGCCTTGGGCGAGGATGGCACCAATGATGGCCATAGGGCTGGGTTCAGACCTTGAGTCGATTTGTTCTTGAGGGCTGGTTTGCATGCTGTGGGCTCCGTTGAGTTCGTGGAGCCGCATGGTTGCTTCGATCCCGAAGAGTTATCAAGTCGATCCTTATGGTTCAGTTGGCTTGATATTCTCTGAGCCTTTCGACTCATGTAGTTAATGGCTACTCAGTCGCGTATACGTTTCTGAAATAACCTTCATTGCTCCAACGGCCGGGTTGGTTAATTGGGTCCCAGCAAGATATACGAACACGTTTGCCTATAAGTGTTTTCGCATGGGCAGTAACTGATCCAGTGGGGTCAAATGTAGATGTCTTCATGTGACGTTGGCTTCCGTCACCCATTTTAAGAATGGTACAGCTTGATCCACGATAGATTTGTCGCTCAAGCACTTGCACTAAGGTGTCTGGTGATGAAAGCGTTGCTTGCTTGTTATCCCGGCTTGCAGAGAGCTTTTCTAACTTGTAACGCTCAATTTCTTTTTCTAGAAATTTTTCCCGTTCTTTCGTTATTGCATGATCTCCCTTTTCCTTTTCGAGGTCTTGAGCCTTCTCTTGTGCAAGTGCGGTTGCTGCATCCCGTTCAGCAATCAACTGATCAGTCTTGCTGACGACTTCGGCCACGATTTCACTCATTCTTTGTACTTGTTGCTCACTCAAGGTATTTCCTAGCAGTACTACCAAATCCGCATGTTTGGCAATCTTCCCTTGCATGTACATCGGATGCAAATCAAGGAGTACCTCTGGGGTTAAGTAGCCATCTTTTCTGAGGCTAATCATTACTTCTGAAAGATGTAATTCAGTGTCGGTGTCGTTACGCCACACAGTGATTAGAACTGGCTTATCGAAGCCTCGGCGTGTCCCGATGACAAACTGACCCGATTGTTCAATGTTGTTAGAGTCAATAAAGTACGCCTCTAGGCCAATTCGATTTGGATCTTTTTGAGTTCTTGTTGAAAATTTAATGCGTGAAAGTCTAATTGTCTCGTCCGTCTTGAAATGCATCCCATAGCGAAGCGGAAGAGAGTCACAGTTAGCATGCTCATTGCAGAGGACGACAACATCCAGAGAGTCATATTCGTTAACTTGGTTAATCACAAATTCGTGTATGTCGAACACCGTTGATGGCGTGACTAATTTCTTCATGTCGCCAAAACTGGTTACTTTGGATTGTTCGTTTTTTTTCATCTGCATAGGGACCTTCGAGATCTACAGTCAATCGAATTTTTCAACGGATTCCATCTTATCAGTACGATTGCGAACTGAGAAGCAACATGGCATTTCACTTGAAGTAAGCGTCCTGGATGACATATGATTTGACTGATGAACCCCAAATCTTGGCTAATCGCATGGATCGGCGCAGCCGACCACGAATGCGCTGAGGCCAAGCGCGGCTCTGACCTTGGCCCAATCGCGACGGCATTGCGCGGTAAAAAACGTTACGACCGCGTCTACCTGCTAACAAACTACGACTTTGATCGAAGCAAGAGTTACTGCACTTGGCTGGAGTCCGTGTCCAGTTACGACTCTTCCTTAATCGACCTGTACAGCGTTGACCTCACCAGTCCCATCGATTATGGGGACATCTACACCCAAGTCAGTTCAAATCTCCAGCAAGCAGGCTTGCCGCGCGATGACGTAGAACTCACTTTTCACGTTAGTCCTGGCACACCGGCAATGGCCGCCATCTGGATCATTCTTTCCAAGACGCGGTTCCCAGCCAAGCTGATTCAAACCTCCAGAGAAAAAGGCGTCGAGCCTGTTGATTTTTTCTTCGATTTGGCCAGCGACTTCCTTCCAGAATATCTACAACGCAGTGGTGAGCGGGTCCGGCGACTGTCTGACGCAGCCCAACTCTCAACCCCAGAGTTTGAGAAGATCATTCATCAAAGCCAGGCGGTTGCCAGTCAAATAGGCCTTGCACGCCGAATTGCTGCATATGAGGTACCCGTCCTAATTCTGGGGGAGACCGGTACTGGCAAGGAGTTGTTTGCAGAGGCCATACACGCTGCAAGTTCAAGGGCTGGACAGCCGTTCGTCGCGGTGAACTGCGGAGCCATTGCGCCAGAGTTGGCCAACTCGGAATTGTTTGGCCATAAAAAAGGAGCATTCACTGGGGCAACTGCCGACAGAAAGGGACACTTTCTGGAGGCTTCTGATGGAACGCTTTTTCTTGACGAGGTGGGCGACTTACCACTGGATACGCAGGTTCGATTACTACGCGCGCTGCAGTCGCATGAAATTACCCCAATGGGGCAGTCCAAGCCCATCAAAATAAACACGCGCATCTTGGCGGCAACACACCGTGATTTAGCAGCCGATGTAGCTGCAGGTCGCTTTAGAGAAGATCTTTTTCACCGCTTAGCTGTAGGCATTCTTCAGCTGCCGCCGTTAAGGGATCGTACTGGCGATGTGGAGTTACTGGCACACCATTTTTTGGCCAGCATCAACGCAGATTCGGCAGGCAGGCCCGAAGCACAACATAAGTCCATTAGTCCGGCCGCACTTAAGATATTGCAGTCACACACCTGGCCCGGCAACATACGCGAGCTGTATCACACCCTGTTGCGAGCAGTCATTTGGTCTTCAGGTCCGGACGTTACCGACCGCGACATCCAGTCAGCGATGCTCCCTGTCGCGCGATCTTCGGTGCCGAATCGTCCCCCTGTATTGAGCGACGGCTTCGACTTGCAAGAACAGCTTGATGAAGTAGCACGCAGCCTGATCAACGATGCCTTGCAGCAATCAGGACATCGCAAATCCACTGCAGCAAAATTACTTGGCTTTGCCAATCATCAGACTCTTGCTAATTGGATGAAACGGTTGGGCATGAACGTCGAACCCCCGCACAACCGAGAGCGAATTGTAAATATATTTGTTTAAATGTAAATAAATTTACAATTAGCCACCCGCTGAACAGCCTAAGTGTTTGATTTATATAGGGTGTTTAGATACAAGTTGGTTGGCATAGATCTCGCATTTATTAAGGCAACGAACCTTAGGAGATCTCATTGACAACACTGAATTTTGAACAAATTGTCGGCAACACAGTGTCGCTGGCTGGGCATTCGTTTGATGTCCGAGCGTGTCCTGATCAGTACCTTGGCCCCCTGTCAGACGCCGTTGGAAAGCCACAGTTCCCATTGCGGGTAGCAGCGCAAGAACGAACTGGAAAACCGTGTTTAGTAATGGTTCTGGAGTCGCCGCACGTTGATGAGTTCATCGGCAACATCGGTCCGGCTAAGGGCTTTACCGGAGACATGATTCGCAATTTTCTGCATGAAGTTATCAATCTTCAAGATGTCGATGGATTTGGATTTGTGCTGATCAATGCAATTCAACACCAATGCTCCCTCGGCACGAGCACTTCCGAGCACCGCGACAAAATCTTCCGAGCTGTGTGGGCGCAAGGTGGCGAGGACAATTTTGTTTCAAGACTTCGGTCGTTGCTTAAACCGAATGACGTTGTCATGAACTGCTGTACCAAGGGCAATGACTTTGAACTGAATACTCCGCTAAGGTCCTTGGTTGAGGCTTCAATACGCACGCACTTTCCTAATGTGCAAACCATTCGTCGGATGCATCCTGCCTCATGGCGAACAAAGTCGTGGCGCGGTGTGGCTTGGCGCTACTCAACAGAGATCAACGATGACAGTGATGCCCAAACGGAGTCTCAGCTGACAGTGGATGATCCCGACGCGGGAAACAAAGTTCTACCAGATCAGATCATGCAATTGAAAAAGCTTGCCGCCAAAGATCATGCAACTTTCAATTCTGAGACTGAGACCGCTAAGAGCGAAAAGAGTGTTGCCATTCTGTCCGAACCAGATGCGCTTGTGAGTATTAAGGAAAATCAAATAGTGCGCGGCTCAGCTTGTACTGTACTGGTGATGGGCGACGGAAGTCAGCGGCATATGAAGACGTCCACATTTGATCCTGATGGAGCGATCACTCAAAAGGCCAAAACACTCGTTGGCTCAAGGGTCAGGACTACTTGTTGGGACCCCAAAGGTAGTCCTGGGCGATGGTCTAGCCAAGGCTACTTCCGTAACATCTATTCAGTTGAGTGAAAGGGAAAACATGTTTTTTAACCAACGCCCACAGCCGAACTCAATGAGCAAGCCAGCGCAATTCAGCTTTGCAGCAGACTTGTTTATGCTTCAAGCTATTCTTAAGTCAGAAGACGAAAAGTCCAATGACTGGCAGCTTGAATACTTGTTCCCTTGGAGTTGCTACAGGCAAATTATTGAGTGGATTCTGAACAACGGCACACAAATTGGAGTCTCCGAATTTCAGGGAGTTGAAGCCATCCATGAAAGCTCTACGCACGTGAAAATTGTTTTTCCAAATGAGCGTGAGCAGGACAAGATGCACAAATTTTTCGAGATGTTCAATTTCAAAAGAAAACAAGCCCAAGGCGTTGATCGGAGCTTCCCGCCCATGCCGGATATTTACCAGGGTGGACCAAAGCCAAATGTCGACGCCATCAAGCGATACATTTATTCAATTGAAAACGCTTTTGATGGAGATTCGCAAGTGGTTGAGATTCCATCTGGAGCCAACTGGAAATTCCATAAATTTGAAGTTTGAGAGCTTTGCAAATGAAAACTATTGCCATTTCCCTAAATTTGGAATGCTTGCCCTTCGAGCTAAACCTGAAAAATATCGCAGATACGATCGACGAAAGAATGCGTGCTATGGGGCCGGAGGGCTACCTGGGGAAAGTGATGGCTGTAGGCGAGGGTTTGCCTATCGCGTTATTGCTTGCTTATGAAGAGAACGCAGAGCTTGATGCCGATAAGGCGATTGCGGCATTCATGAGCATTATTGGTCAAGCGGCTGTTGCTTTCGGGGGGTGGTCGTTGTGGGACGCCATCAGAAATGAGTGTGGTGCGTGGGAGTTCAGTGAGCAAGAAATGCCAGATTTCTACGCTCAACTCGTCGGCAATTTAAAGGTTGAAGACAAATAACTTGTATGACCTGCCGCCCTGTTGGGCAACTTCAAGTCGACGTCCCAACAGTTAGAATGATCAATCGGACCCCAAGTGCTTGATCGGCTTGCCCTTGGGGGATTTAGGCGGTTTGTGATGAAGAGTGTTCTGCTCCGCCAAGACTATTTCGAACTGATTCCAAGTCGTTCGAACAATTTACAACCCGTTCGGGGCCTCTTTGGGTGCTCTCCTAGAACACCTTACGGATCAGACAGGCTTCTTCATAGGCCTCAATGTCTTTGAGCCGGTACAGCACTTTCCCCACGATCTTCAAGTACTGCGGGCCCTCGCCGACGGTGCGCCA